GGGAAGCGGCTTTAGGACCGCCAGTTTGGAATGTTACACCAGCCATTTTATATTTTCCTTAAAATTATAGTTGTAGTTTTCGGCTAATTGAAGAGATACTCTTTAGGAAGTCTTGCTGAGTAGTTGCATCAGCCTGTCCTGATAGTACTTTCGTACGTAGTGATGCATCAGCGGCCTTCTTCTTAGTCTCCTGAGTAGTACCTTTCTTTAGAGGTACCGACTTAGAAGGTGGAAGAGCCTTACGCTTTACTTCACCGGATTCTTTTGCAGTCTTCAGCTTACGATAGTCATTAATAAACTTAACTACTGAAGGATCATAGATCGCATTTAGTAGCACCTCTGAAATACCTTCTTTGATTGCAAACTTTCGTACGGATTCTGCAATCTTATCGTTGTAGTCAGGGATAAATGTCTTAATATTAGCGTTGTATTCATCAAGTAGTTTCTTTGTAGAAGTAGCTTGATCTTCCTTAATCTTATCTGTTACTGATTTGAGGGTTTCTTCACGTTTATTACGAATCTTCCAGTATGCTTCTTGAACTGTTTCTCGTTTTTCTTTTAGCTCACGAGCAGTATAGGAATCACCTTCATCACGCGCCTTCTCAATATCAGCGGATAGTTTCTTGTATTGTTCAACGTAGTTAGATTCCTGCGCCGTCCAATCTTCATTCAAAGCAGCACCAATCGTAATAAGCTCTTGCAGCTTTTCCGTACGTTCAGTCTCTACTTGTTTCTTCAATTCACCGAGTTCTCGCCCCTTCTGAGATAAATGTTGGTCAGTTTGGAAACCCTTGCGGATCTCATCTAGGGTCTTGTACTCAGTCTTTCCGTCAACTGTGACGGGTACTTTGTACTCCCAATCAATTTCTTCCTCTGAAGGTAGGTCTGTGGTTTCGGTAGACGTATCATCTCCACCATTTACTTCTTCATCAGTTTCGTCTGATTCTGTCGTTTCATCTAGGTCATTATCGGCATCACTATCAGGGTCTTGGGCAGTCTGTTCATCTGATGGTGACTCCGTGGATGTGTCTTCATTCTCTTCTTCGCTTTGAGATTCTGGATTGATTCCTAGCAGTTCTGCTGCAGGGGAATTCCTTAGAATGTCGGCAAGAGCTTTAGACTCATCCGCTACACTATAACCACTGTCATCTTGGAAGCTAGCAGCAGAGATTTCTGAAGCTGGCGTAGAGGTAGAGCGTGTGTTTAGGTTGATCATTTATTTATTACCTTGTGTCTATTACTTATTTGTGTTACGTTTGGCGCGCATAGCTGCCATACGTTCGGCTACTGATACCTTTTCGTCTTCATTACTGAATGCTTCAAGATAGTCAATTGCCTGCTGAACTGATACTAGTTGTGGCGCCATTCGCATGGACATACCACCACCACCAGCTTCTCCAGCTTGAGCGATACCCTCAATTAGTTCCTTACGAACCCGCATGAGGGTCTCTACTGCTTTTTCATGTACATTACTCATTAGTTTCCTTTGCACCTTCTTGTGCTTGTTTAATATATTTAATGTTATTCCCTAGAGTCTCAAATGAAAGCATCCTTGCTTTGACATCACCGAGAGCCATAGCTGCAGAGTAAAGGAATTCACGCTCTTTTACAGCATGAGGTTCACTCCGAAGCCATTTAACAAAATAGTCGGAGAGAATCTCTCCATATGCTTCGTTAAAGAATTGCTCTCGTTCGATCTTAGCAAAGGTGCTAGTCTGTAGAGCCTTCTGTGCAATACGGAAGGGCTCTACTTTGTAGTCACCTGTCTCATGATCCATTTGGGGTTTAACACGATCGTTAAAATTCTTACGATACTTGTCCATTGTTTCCTTCTAATGAAGCTGCGGGGCCAGTGACAGATGGAAGTCCAATACCTCCTGATGGAGATGAGGCATCCATAGCAAGGTCAGACTGAATGAATTGTTTAGCAATTCGTAGTAGATCTTCTGCCTTAGGTTGTGGTGGTAGCTCAAGACCTTCTTTACCCGCATCAATAAATAGCTTAGCCCACTCTTGATAAGATTTATCAAGGGCAACCATCAGCTGCTTTGTGTTATCTTGCATTGCATTCTTAGCTTGAATGTTAGTCAGGTTAATAGTAGCTTGGCGTTGTGCAAGGTCTAACTGCTTAATCTGCTCTTCAATAGCCTTCTTCTTCTCCATAGCCTGTGCTTCTGCAGCACGATCTGCTTCTGCCTTCTTGATGAACTCAGGATCAGTGTAGTCCACTAGATAATCCAGTGGATCAAGGTCCATAGCTTCAAGTGATTGGCAAGCAATCTTAACTGCTGCACCCGGGCTGACAGCACCACCTGCTCCTGCAGCTTGTAGTGCAGGGATAAGCTTAGTACCAACCATATCCATCTTACGGATCATATTACTGTTGCTGTTCTCACCTACATCAGCATCAACATACATGACCATATCTTCTGGTAAGGAGCTTGGATCAATAGACTTTGTGAAGTCATTTTGGTCAGAATACTTAAGTTCCTTACCACGATACTTATCACGGAGCATCTTATAGACACCCTCTGCAAGACGTTTGAAACCTGTCTCAGCAAACCTACGTGCCATGTACTGAATACGTACTTGCGCAGCAGACATAGCTCGTGACATCTTCTCTTCTGAGTTACCACTCACATAAAGTGTATCGTTCAAACCTTGTGCTGCTTTTGACAGTCCGGTTGATTGTTCTTTATGTAATTGTAGGGCTTCTAAGAGAGGAACTGTACCTGTACTGATAGTATCAGGGCTCAGTGGTGCAACTGCTGCTGTAGGATTACCATTTGTGGCGATAATCTGCTTTGGCTTCATGTTCTGTAGAGCAGAGAAGTCAACTACATTAGGGTCAGCAAGTTTTGGTGAATAGTTTGTTAAATATACATTTTCTACAAATCCTCGGAGGATAGCCGTTGAGGCAAGAGTAGAAGGTCGGATCATATCCGCAACACTCAGACCAAAGAACTCATGAGGTACTTCAAATGGGCATAGTACTGCAAGAGGAATCGTATCAGTGTCTTCTTCAAGTAGAATATGGTTACCTGCAACAATAAAGTGCTTAAGTTCCGCTAGCCCATCACCATCACGGTCAATATTGATCCAACATTCAATAGTTGTGATCATTTGGTTAGCCTCTGCAGGGAACAACTCCTTAGAGTGGCCACCCATCCAGTACTCTTGACCAGTTAAACGCTTACGTGCAGCTTGTTCCTCAGTGTAGCGGGTATTCCAAGCAGCAGAACCGTCACCAATCTCATCCCACGGTACATCATCAGCGATATCTGGCCAGTACCTACGAATATCTGAACGAGTAAGATCAGTTTGGATACCAACGAATGCTGCATCAGTGATAGTATGTGCATCGCGGGTAATACGGAAGCACTCTGGAGGTACGTTATTCAAACGAACTCGAGTTTTATTAACCTTTTTCTTAAGTCGTACGTCTTTATACACAACACCTATAACAGCATTACCATCTTCGCCTGTTTGTAGCTGTTGTTCATACTTTAAATCACCAACAATCTCAACATCTGGCTCAGCAAGGAGCAAATCTAGGTTATCTTGTGCAATTTCATCATACTCTTCGTAGTTATACTGAAAATCTTCAACGAAATCCCAACGGATCACTGAATTTTTCCACATAAGAGCTGATTTTGTCCATGTATTTAAGATTTCCCATCCACTATTCTGTTTAAATACAGCATAGTTAACGATATCTGCGGCTACTTTAGCGTTATGATAGTCTTTAGGGGATGTTCCTGCAGGAACAAACCTTGCAAGCTTGTTATTATTGAACATTAGTTCAGCAATAATAGCAGTGAACCCCTCAACTGCTTCTACAGTGTCAGAAGATACAATCTGTGATACACCTTGGGGGCTTAAATGACCCTCTGCAAGCATACCATACTCATATGTAGCCTTCTGTCGCTCCCGCGCCATGTCGGAACTATTAAGAAAGTCTCCTACAGAGTTCATAATACCAGCTTCAATAGTCTGGATTAGCTCTTCGTCGGAAACTGGTTCCTTGTACTTCCCATTATATCGGTTAAGTGTCATTGTTTCCTCTCAGTCATACAATCAAGGTCAACAATGACCATGTATTTATTTAATCCATCCTATATTGTGGATCTGCAGTAATGTCTCATGACAATACCACGAAATTAGTTCACCATCTTTACTCACGTTGAGGTGACAAACGCGGACACAAGGAGTAATTTGTTGTCTTGTTAAAATTCTATAATTACCGGCGGGGGATGGGATTCACTCCGGCGTCCTCATGGTCGCCACGTCATAAGCCCCAATCGCTGGCGGGTTCGGCCTCTGCTTCCTGTCGATGTCTCGGGTGTAGCCGAGGTGCGTGCCGGCTCCGAGCAGAGGACTGCCTGGGCGTGGTTTGTAGGAATCGGTCAGCAGGGGATCGGCAGTTACTGTCCCGGTCACGGTTTCTGTGGTGAACGGGCCGAACTCACGCTTTGCAACATACGTGTAATTGGTGACGGCGTTGTTGTCGAAGTTGCGCGTCGTGATAGTTGTCGATGGCGTGAGAATCGCTGTTCCGACAAGAGAGCCAGTGTTCACGAAAAGGTTGTTGTTGATCCGTACACCAGTCTGGTTCACGTCGGTGATGCAGCGAATCCCCGTCCCTGTGTCGCCACTACCAAACTCCGGCGACACCGAAGCTCCGACGATTGCAGTGTTCCCGAATATCTCCGCATCCATCGCGCCAACATCGGTTTCATCGCTCAATTTCATGAACGTCTTGCAACCAGTGGCGATGTTGGAGAACCAGCGATTTGCCCGACCGCTGTTGTCCTGATAGGCCATGTACGAATCGTCAACACGATTGCGGTAAACGTCAGTGTCGGAGCTGCCAATCTCGCAGTAGATCGCGCACCCGTCTGCCGTCTTGTCTCTGGTGCCGAACCGGACCCCTGAGAACACGTTATCGTAGATCTGTGACCGCATGCCAGTCGTGCGGACCTGGTGGTAGATTGCGCCCTGGCTGTAGTTGTGCATGCCGTCATGGATGCGGCAGCGTGCGATGTCCACCTGTCGAAACCCTGCTCCTGCAGAGGCGTAGGTCCATACTGCAGTCGAACCCCAATCGGTGATGTCCAGCTCTTTGATGTCAACGTAGAGTTGGCCTGTCGCGCCAACCACCACGCCGCTGACCAGCGTCGAAACAGTCTCACCTTCAATTCGATGCACGATGATCCCGACATCAGCAGCCGTTCCACTGAACCCGGAAATTCCGTTGCCAGTTTCCTCGAATCGGAGGTCTTGGAACTTCACAAACCCCCGTGCGCTTGAGACCGTGAACAGCCCCGTCCCGGTGATCCCAAGCAACACTTCGCCGTAGTAGGTTGTCGGGTTTGTCCCTGACGGCGCGTACATATAGAAGCGCGTTGCCGTTCCGCCGCTGCCGTTGTGATACCTGCCATCAACCGATGCAAGTGGTAGCCCTGCACTGCCAGAAGCGGCCCCAGTTCGGCTCGGCAGCCAAGTCCCAACAACACGGACCATGCAATAGTCCCCAATGCTGAATGGCGCGTCGTAGTACCAGCAGTTGTTCCCGGCGTCGTAGGTCCAATCCGTCGTCAGAAGCCGCCGATTCCATCGGATAGTCGGGAGGCTCGTGCTTGTACTCTCTACTGCATATCGGCCAATCACCACAGGGTTAGACCGTGTACCTGTCCATGTGTTTGGTGGCGCAATTCGCGTTGCGATGTCGTATTCCCAGACGGAGTCACTCGCCAACAGAAAAGCATCGCCAGCCGCATATGCCGTGTCGTCTATCTTGGTCAGGTTCTTCCAGGCAAGGGCGGGTGTTGACCCGTCATTGCTATCGCTGCCACGGTTCCAGTCGATGTATTTGGTAGTCATCAGCCCACCAGCACGTTAACCGTAGCCGCCCCGCTCAGAACCACATGGCACCCGGTTGTAAGCGCCATCTTACCGTTGGTGCCTGCGCCGAAGATGGGGAACGCGCCTACAGCAAGGGCTGTTGTGGGCACGATCACAGTGCCCGCTGCGCTGGTGTTGTCGTAGACCGTGATATTGCCTGCGGCCACCGTGCAAACGTAGCCTGCGAATTCGCAAGCGCCAGAAAAGGCGGTTCCGGTTGTCGTGCGGGTTACGTAGGCGGTGACTTCGGAGAGAGCAATAATCTCATCCCCTGACACCAGGGATGAGTCTTCCAAATACACACTTTCGGGAGCAAGGGAATGTAAACTCCTCGTATTTGTATGCATATTAACCTCCCAGAGTAACTGTCAGTGCAGCCTCTGTACCACTAATAGCTGTACACCGTGCCCGAATAAGCGACCAATTACCAATAGAGTTAAATGATAAAGTAGCAACAGTGGTACCTGATAGGGATAATGTAGATGTGCTATCAGATAACCAACCAATACCGTCAAGAGAAAACTCGACGATAACAGTTGCGGATACAGCGCCGGTACCGATTACGGTAGCCTGGATGAGGATATTATTGGCACGAAGGTCGTCAAGATTAAGTGCTTGGCTTGTGGACGTTGAGGTAACAGCATCCATTAGCCTCTTTTGGATTGTTGGCATTATTGACCCCTAATAGGTAGGTTAACGTTACGAGGTTTATCTAAAACCTTCTCTTTAGGGTTCACCAGCTTAGGTGGTGTAAATGGTTTAGCGATAGGCTTCATTCGTTGGAAGTCATCCCTACTGGGTGTTCTAAAAGCAGTCATACATTCTCCTATCTGGAATCTTTACAGATCCCTTTATAGCCACTGGGTTTCCTGATATTGGAACCCACCCATCTTCTGGGAGAATGGCACATTAGTGTTAATTAGTCTGTCACCGTGGGTACGGATAACTTCAAGAGCAATAGCGGTGGCAATAACGGTATCATCATTAAAACCAGTTGATGCATTAGTTTTACCTGAATCATCAGCAACATAATTCATCATCTCGCTGATAATAACTCTGGAAGGGATCCAGATGTCATCTTGCTCAATGGCGTTCTTAAGGAAACCAATGATAGCTGGCTTAGAGGCAGAAGTAGTTCTCCAACCTAGCCTATTACCATCTTCTTTACTGATATTAGCAATCTTTGTTTGTGAATAAAGGTTTACATACTTCATCTGAGATAATCGATTAAGCGTTGCAATACCCATACTATTGGACTCAACAGCCAAGAGAGCATTATTGTAATAACGACCAAGGTAGAATAGAAGATCACCGAACATACTAGGATCAATTGTATTATTCTTATATACAGCACATATTTGTCTCTTTGCATTCATGATAACAGCAGCAGATGAATCCTTACCTACTCCTAGTGCTACGTCAGCACCAATAGCAAAGGAGTCCTCAAAGGAAGGAAACTTAAAGATCTCAATAGATCCTTGTCGTGCCTCTTCCATCATCTTCTGTTCAAAGTTAAACTCTCGTTTAGCAAGGATAGGTTGTGGTACAAGCTTGTTTAGTTTCTCAAGGTTAAATACATTAGAGCCAGAAGCAACAAAGGCTTCTTCAGCTGTAGCAGGATACTCTTGCTTAAACTTATCAGGACCACTCTCCGATATCTTTAACCTACGCCAGTACAATTGTTCATCATCCAGCAAGAATCTTTTAGATAAAATCTCTTCATCTACTGTCTTTTCAAATCCTTCAGGTACCTTTCTACGGTATTCAGACATCAGGAACCAAGGAACAAAGATAGGGAGATACTCATTCTCACCATTAATTGCACCAGTCCAGAGTCTATGAAATTCGTTACCTACTCCGTTTGCCGTGGATTCAAGAATAACTTCTGTGCCGTCTGCTTGAGAAATCCCTTGGAATAGTCCTGCAAGGATCTTGATGTCATGTACCCAGAAAGCGACCTCAGATAAGTGTGCAATAGTAGGTGTTGTTCCACGACCTGCTTCAGGTGCTCCTGCAGTATACAGTCTATAACCTGAGTCATTATGTTCAAAGATAATCTCCTTAGCATTACTCTTCCTAAACTTAGGTCTGAACTCCTCAGGCATATTATCAATAGTATTCTTAGACATACTAAAGAGTGTATCAGAGGTAGCACTATCATGTGCCATAACAACTGACTTGTTGTGACTGTTGAAGTAACTCTTCCAGAATACACGCCCAGTGGTGTATGTGGAAAGACCCATCTGTCGTGCCTTTAAAATGATTACCCTAACTTTTCCTGTCTCTTTTAACTGCTTCTCAATGGCTGCATTAACAATCATTTGTGCTTCGTTAAACAAGAAAGGTTGAAATCCTTTAGAGGTGTCTTTGGGGAGAATCTTAATTTGTTCTCTGGCA